ATTGTTTCTAAAGTATGGTACATACACAATCTCGTCTTGAGAAAAGGGGAACTTGTCGTTTTGAAAACTTTTTATAAAGGGCTTGATGCGCTCAAAGTCGGCACAGGACATGTTTTTTTGCACATATTGGTCACAGAACGACGGGTTTTGATGCCAAAAATGTTGTTCATCCGCCTTGATTTTCTCCACCAATAGGCGAGAGGTTGGGAGTGTCGATATGACGTCATGTGTGTTTTTGCCTTCTTTTTCACGTGTCTCTCCAGTCAACATGCCACAAACGACGCATGTAGATTTATTGCGATCTATTTTGTTGACCACATTGTTGAGAGAAATGTAATTTTCGCGTTGGCATGTCACGCATCCGTAGCGAAGATACAGCTTGTTCTTTCGGCGGATTACTCTACCTTCGTACACAAAGTGGTGTTTGTTGCTCGCCATATCATCACATTGTATGTCCATCTTGGATACATCCAAGGACGCATTTTTTCCTTTATCGTAAATCTCAATTATAGCATTGCGATATTGTTGTGCCAATGTAGAAGGTGGAAAAGCAATAATAGGCGTTTCGTTTTCCATGGATATATTGCGTTTTGTTACTCTCGAGTCTGAATGTAAGTATATTTTTTTTGTGCATTTATTCCACACACTTTGTTTCATCATGAATACGTATGATCATGAAGAAGGAAAAAAGACGATAGAATCTACAAGTAACAGGTTTCAGGTTTACTCGGAAGATGGCTTTTTGCTCGCTGTCTCATCTTCTACGGCAATGCTCTTGAACGCTTGCTTGAGGTCTTTCTTAATGTCGACCCCCATCACATAATGTTTGTCTACCATGATGGGCTCGCCCGTCTGTGGATTGCTGTGTGCACGGGCCTGACGAAGGACTCGCTTGAAGGTCATGTAGTTGATGAGCGCAATGTTGTTTCCGCGCATCACATTGTCGACGATAGTGTGCATGAACGCTTCACACACCTGCTTCGTTTCGTTGACATTCTTGATGTTGTTATCGGGATACATTTCGAGCAATGTCTTTTTCACTTGCGATGCTAGCGGATAAGACACGGGACTCAGCTTCTTCTGCTGTCCTTCCTGCTCATCTACGGGCTTTTTGTTCTGTGGTTGCTTCTTCTTTGGCGCAGCATCGCTCTTCCTTCCTCTCGGTGCCTTCTTAGTGGTAGGTGGAGCATCCTGATGCGGAACGACAGGTGGTGGTGTAGTAGTCACACTGTCTTGCATCTGCACGGTATTCTTGCTAGCCACGCTTTTCTTTGGAGCCATTTTTTTGTTGTTGTATATCATGTCTACATCATATCTCTTTAAGCTGTTTTTCCATTTTGATCATCTGAAATGTGGGCCTATCCAAAAAATTGAGAGGTGATTTCAGGTGACTATACTGTATCTCTATTACACCAACACACTCAAGAAGATGTCTGATTTTTCTCGCATCGACGCTTGCGTCGTAAACAAGACACAGCACCAGAAAGTTTTGAAAATATTTGTCGAAGGGTCCTCCGATGAACTCCTCATGTTTCGAACAGAATATACACAGATGATGAATCGTGTAGCACAACATGTTTCAAAAAGACTATGTCCCCATGACGCTCCATCATATGTCAAGGATTACGTCAAATTCATCGCCCGCCAGTCTCCTGTCTTCATGAGTGGACAGACCATTCGTGCTTATTGCGTTCCTTTCAAAGACAAGAAATGTATCAAGCAGGTGTGCGCATACGCTCCCAATACAACCGATAAACACACACTCAAAATATGGAAGCAAAAAATAATTATTTGGCTCAACGAAATCAAGCGACGCGTGCCGCACATCCCATGCTGTCAGCAAAATAAGGAGGCAGAATCTTTTGTGATGACCAAAGTGTTCGAAGTATCACAATATCTGTCGTCTTTTTCCGTAGATGATATGATTTTGCAAAAATCAAAAAACATTCTTGAATTCTTGTCCAACACACAACTTTCGGTGTTTGTCATCTTGCATGAATGCTACAAACGTCTCGGTATTTTTAGTGTGATGAAACACGACATGGAAAAGTTGTGCCACAATCAAAATATGTCTACCTTTATTGATCAGGATATCCTTCGTTTATGTGACTTTTGTGATGAATATGAACATTTTTGCAAGGATCCATTTGCCAAGTTTTTGCATTTTAAAAAACGCGTATCCTGTTTTGAAACACTGGATCTATTTGCGTCCCTTTTGAACCATGACATGAAGAAACGTGTCTTGGCAAATTGCATTAACTGTATCGTGAGCAAAATGTGTGAAGAAGGACACGTGTGTTTGCCTATCGACCAGCTCTTAGAAGACTTGGAAGTTTCTATGAAATCTAGATTGTTGAACGATGCCCAGAAACAGTGTCTGGATGCCATAGACACCAAGGCATACATCAAATTCCATCAAAAATTCTTTCATGTATATTCCGATCAAGATGGCATCGAATGGGTATATCTCGCACACATATACGAGAAAGAGTCCTTTGTCATGCAAAAGCTTAACTCGTACATGCAGATGGTTCCTCGTCAAGACAACATGATTCAAGAAATACGCGAGGTTTTCCATCAAGATGATGCTTTTAATTACGCATCTCTACATGAGAAACAGATAAATGCTATTTTAGATGTCATGACGATGAAAAATGGCATTTATTTACTGACAGGTCTTCCTGGGACGGGAAAGAGCCTGGTCATCCAAAAGATACATGCCCTTGCACGTCATTTTGGATTGAAAATCGGTCTTTGTGCACCAACTGGAAAGGCGGCAACACGTCTTGGAAAAGAAGCCATGACGATTCACCGCATGTTGGGGGCATGTCCTCAAGATGAAGATGATTTTGATATGAACACATTCGATAATGGACATGGAGCGCAGACACTAAAACACTTTGATTATGATATTCTCATCATAGATGAGTCCTCGATGATCGATTTTGAATTGTTTTATAGTCTCTTGAAATCTTGTCAGAAAGACATGGTGCTTATGTTTGTCGGAGATAACAATCAATTGCCGAGTGTAGGTTACGGAGACACTTTTCAGACGCTCATCGATCTTTCGCAGATTCGGCGCACCCACCTCACCAAAATTTTCCGTCAGTCTCATGCCCAAAGTTCCATCACATTGCTCGCCCGTCATATCAAAAAAGGTGTGGTTCCTCCCCTCGAAATATTGAACGACGGAAAAGAAACCTATTATGTTCGTGAAAAAGACCCCGAGCGCATCAAGCAAAAGATTCTGCGCCTTTACGCCGAATTTAATGAGGCAAATAAACAATGTATAGTGCTTTCTCCCATGCGTAAAGGTTTTCTGGGCACAGATATACTGAACAAGTATATTCATGATAATTTACATCCTCACTATAAAAACGAGATTGTCAGAAACGAACGCATCATGATCATGAGCAACATGTATAACAAGAATGCACAAGGAGAGATCGATTTAGATAACAGTGCTATGAATGGGGATGTGGGCGTATTTGTTGATTACATCATGGCAAATGGTAAAAATGATGATCCTGCTGCCAAAGTTTTACTCGAAGGATACAATTGCCTTCCGCGTCAACTTACCGCTCCCCTCGATATCATCACGTTGGCTCATGCATGTAATACACACAAGATGCAGGGGAATGATGCACCCATCATCGTGTTGGTTATGAACAGTTACCAAAAACGTATGCTGAATCAACGTTTGTTCTACACCAGCGTCACACGTGCCAAAGATAAGTTGTACATTATCGGAGATGATAATGCCATTGCCACGGCCATCAAGACGCCGTGCGCGGACAGATTTTGTTTGACGGCGCATCGTATTATGTATGACAAAAATCCTTGGAAATAATAAAGCATGAGTCCACAACGTTGCTTTGTTTGTCAAAAAAAAGTAGGTATGTTGCCTTTTGTGTGCAAGTGTGACACATCTTTATTTTTTTGTGCACAACATAGATATCCTGAAGATCATGGATGTACATTCGATCACAAACATGAGTTTCAACAGAAATTGCAGCAAGCCATGCCACATGTCATATCGCCTAAAGTAGAAAAACTTTGAGGTGTTGTTTTGTGTCAGATGTCATATATACGCCATTTTGAAAGAAATGCCCGTTGTGTCCGCCAAGGAGGAATGTCTATATGTGATTGGATAAATAAACGTTTGACTTGTTTTGCCATGTACTTTACATACGCACACAATTCGGTGTATGTTCCTATAAATATTTCTGGTATATTATCCATAGCTGACTCATATATGCCGTCACATGGATGAAATATTTCGAATTGGGATCTAAAAAAAGGATCGATATAGATTTCTTCTCCCATATCTGTTTCAAAGAGTAAATAATTGTGATACAAACTCTTTAGATTGATCTCGGACATGTGCTTGTCCACGATGGATACTCTCCAGCCTTTTTTTCTCAACTCTTCGCATACCTCTTTATTGAATGCCAATTCTGAATTCTTCAAAGCGGTCGTAGGCACAAGGGCTGGACTAGGGATGCTATGGGTTTTCAATAAATCCTCAATAACAGATTCGATGACTGCCTTGATGTAATTTGTCATCGAACAGATGTCTCTTTATTTTTTTGAGAAAAATTTTTCTTGTATAAATACTTACCGGGTAAGAGCATGAGAGCAAATTTCTGTCATGACCTATGATGGACGGTAAAAGCTGCAGATTCTGTTGTATTTGGTGCACAATAATGTACTATATCATCTCGTGGTATTTGTTCTTCAAGACACGTAAAATCGATACACATAGGTGTCCTTGTGCGATAAGAAAATGTCTTGATGACGGGAGGAATGTTTTTTTTACGGGCATAATGAGCGGATGAATAGCCATTATTCCACCTTTTCAAATACAAGTGATAGCAATCTTTATAGATATCCAGAAAGCTCTCCAAGCAATCGATGGGAATGTTCTTCGGAAACATACGAGAACGCGTACCGTCTCTTCCATAGCTAAAGTTGTAATCTATTTTTCCATCTGGCTTGTTGAAGACAAATGTGTATAAGCATTTCTCATGGGGATGACACAACATTTTTATAGTCATTATAAAAAATAAAGTAAACATCAATTTTTGCCGAGGCTACAACATCTAGATAAGATGTTTTACATTCATATTCTTGCATGTCCGTTCATCTTTGCACGCCAAATTCATCATGCTTTGTCCAGCATTGTAAAACACTCTTCATCAGGATATTTTTATTTTCCGGTGAATTACAGTCCTTTTCACATTCCGTGTGGGACAGTATATTTTTTCTAATTACATGTTGAAAAATGTTCACATGTAAATATGATGCTTCTATCATCAAAAAGACTCTTCAATGGTATGAAAAAACCCAAAGCTTTAGAAAACTTTCACACATAATGAATATAGGAAAATCTACATTACATCGATGGTGGATTTATAATCATAAATTTTTGCAAATAGCTCCTTTACAACGCCGAAAAAGAAGATGTCACTACAAAACAAAGCATCATGAACTTGATATATTTTTACCTTTTATATTTTCTGATAAAGGCTTTACCCCTCATTGCATAAAAGATGTACACCAACGTTTAGTATCAATCT